TTCTTCACAATACTTGCCCAAATTGACTGAGCTTGTTTAGAACGATTTGCTGTTCCATGTCCAAAATACAATAATTGTGATATAGTACCGGTTGGAGTTTCTGCAACATCTCCTCCATATTCCCATAAATACATAGTCGATTTCCTATCACCTTTATAAGTCGGCAATTTTGTTTCTTTGATTCCTGCTATCGTAGATTGTCCACCTCCGATTTGTCCAATTGCATCAACATCTTGACTGATTTCTGTTGCAGATGACATTCTACCACTAACGATACTTTCGTTATCCATCAATAAACTTAAATTATTTTTTTCACTAGAAGGATGTGTATCTGGCGCACTTGGCAAATACATTCTTTTTATTTTATGTGCAAACATTGGTCCATAACCAATTAAGGGGTTATCGACTGCAGCGGCAAAGATTGAGTCTGCTTCTTCCTCGTCCATTCCTGATGCCAAATTAATATCATGCTCTTTACAAGCTTGATCGAAGCGAGACATAGCAGTAGTGTAACCACCACGATTATTCGTCCATTCACCGTCAGACCATCCTGGTCCACACCAATGTGTGTTTGCGAATCGGAATTTGCCAAAACCGTGAAACTTTCTTTTGATTCCATATGGTGGCATTAACTTTTTATTTCATTTCAACAATTTCAAGTCTTCTCATTAGCGCTAATAATGTAGCTTCATCAACATCTTTGTACCAATCCCGAGGATGGAGATTTGATGTAATCCACACTTTTGTTGCTTTAAACACTGTGCTTGAACCTTTTACTTCAACGAGCACTGGATATCTGTCCAGCCATCTGAGTAAGTGCGAGATTCCAATAAACCCCCGGAATTCGTCAACCACAACGTGATCTTGTCCGCGATATCCATCCCAGAATTTAGTACATGGATCTTTTGGGTAAGCGTCCAAACCTGCTTGCCCCCATGCAAGACGAGACTTGCCGGTTCCGGTTGGACCCCAAAAAACTGTACATGTTCGAACAACTGCAGATGGTTTAGCATTCTCAACAGATATCCTTTTGAGGTTGCCATAATATCTAATGTACACATCTGGAGGGATATCATCGAACCTAGAATTTTGCGCCGAGTCAAGTACTTCTCCCCAATCCGTAGCACAATTTCTTTTGAAGGCTCGCTTCCCCAATTCGAACTGTGTACCTTCAACCCGGGTAGCCTCTTTCCAGACATAACTCTCCGCTTGTTCGCTTCTGGAGGGCTCGGCGTGGACGGTGTCTCCAAAGACCTTTTTGACTGCTGACAATCGAGACTGCTTGGACATGGCACAAAATACTTGCCAGTGTAAGTAGCCTCCTTCTCCGCACTCGAGCTGACCCTTGATGTATGCAACGGACTCCGGTAAATAAGGGGTAAACATGTGGTGACTAATGGTGAGGATCCAATAGACTGCTTTTCCTCCGCTGGACTTGTTGTTTGCCATTCTGATTGATTAAACATTTATTTACAGAAATCAAATCTAATTGTACATTTAATTTATAGCATCGGCGCGGTGAACCAAAATATTTTTTCTTCACTAAGTTTTCTTAATGGGGCGAGCGGTTTGTCTTTTGTCTAGCCGCTCTGTAAGTAATACTAAGGCTAGACAAAAATGTTGAAACGATTTTTTAGCCTTTGGGTGCTTACAGAGCTTAATCCGAATATGTCGGGCGGGGCATCTTGATAATGATCCCTGTCGTCCGCGCTGCGGTCATTATTTTTACCTTTTGACCCTGAAAATTTGACGGCTGGCCTTCGGCTGAGCCGCCTAAATCTTGGGTCAGCGGCGCTCAATGAAAGTCTTGGCTAAATCAGTGTTTTATTAACTATTCTACCATTGGCGCATAGCTGGATTTCTACGTCTGAATCTGTTGTAACGTAAAAAAGTATGATTTACTCCTCTATGACGAGCACGACCTGCTTTTACATTACGCAACATACTTTTGCCTTTACTGTTATATCCTTGATGGAACATAACTGGATGCTTCTGGTAACTAAACTTTCTACCAGCTTTCCAAATATTCTTTTGGCGTGTACGATAACGTGCTTTCGAAATTGGCTTCTTCAATAATTTATGAACCATGTACTGCTTCCCGTGAAAAGTCTTTCTAAGAGGACGATAAACTTTATTAACTGCGTTAAACATACGGCCAGCGCTACGCTTAGTAGCATAAGAAGCAATTTTGTGCAACATTTCATTCGGCAATTTATTTAATTTCATTTTTTTTAAGCACCATAAGTTTCAACCTGAACAGTCTTAAAAGGAGCTGTTGCTGGAAGACGTTTATACGAATGACTAGTACTAATATTATAAGTAGCCTGCCAAGTAATCTTGGGAGCTGTTTGCTCAAATCTGGAATCAATATACTTGTCAAACGCAAAAACTTCACATTTACCATAATCTAATGGTACCTGTTCCTTTTCATAATCTAGTTGCTGAGTATAAAAGGTATTCAAGTAAAAACTGCTTTTGTACGCTATATCGGAATACAAAATCGCACCTGGTGCAATTACTCCTCTAGCTACTGCGACACATCTTTCAACATTATCAGGTCTTGGTGTATCTCTTAAATATCTTTTCTGTTCAACTGAAAAAGCACTATTCTCATTGTAAAATCCAAACGTTTGATTCAAAAGATTTGGTCTACCAAGTGATAGACTACTAATCAAAGGATTTGATGAATTTTGAAATGAAGAAATATTAAAAGTAGATTGTCCAATATGATACTTGACAAATTTCAATGGATTCGATCCAATAGTAGTAGTTTCCAAAGAACCTCCTGCTGCTGGTGTAACATTCTGAATTTCCAATTTTGACACAATAATTTGATGCATTACCATACGACTCAAATTAATTGTAGCCAAAGGATGTGGTTTAGCATCTGCTCCAAGCCAATACAATGTGGCTTCTTGAAAGTTCAAATTAAAATCTGGTGCAACTGACACGAATTGGGCTGCTAAAAAGTCTGCAAATGCTGTTACTGTATTTGCTCCTAACGTAGTAAAAATTATCAACGGGGCTGCGCCTGATGTAGCATACTTAACCTCAACTGTAAATGCATTTGCTGCTGGATTTTGAGGATTAAATATATAATCTAATGCTGGAACATCATAATTAGCCTTTTCAAATAGTTTCTTCACAATACTTGCCCAAATTGACTGAGCTTGTTTAGAACGATTTGCTGTTCCATGTCCAAAATACAATAATTGTGATATAGTACCGGTTGGAGTTTCTGCAACATCTCCTCCATATT